GAGCTTTAAAACCTGACCAGAAAGATTTATGGTTGCAAGGTCTTTACCGTGTATACTATAATTTGAATATGGGTCCGGAATTCGAAGAAATTGATAAGATGATGAAATAATATATTTCTTTGATGAAGAAAAAGAAGGTTACACAAAAGTTGCCTTCTTTTTTTATGCTTTTTAAAAATATGAGTTCATTAAAAAACAGCAAAAGGGAGCAAAGTTTATTTATTGTTCCCTTTTTCTATTAAACATAATGTTGATTATTCCCACATTTGTAGCGTGATAATTAAAACGCTATAAAGTTATGCCTACAAAAGTTGAAAAATTAAACTCTTACATTATTCGTTGTTGTAACCTCGATTCTCTTACGTTCTATGAAACTCGTATGAATGTTCCTCGTTCTGTTATTCGTGCTCGTGCTAAATATTTGCGTACAAAATACGAGTATGTTTTTGTTGCTAAGATTGATGAATCTATATAGTAATGTTTAATATGAAAAAGTGTGAATATTATAACATGAAAACAGAGTTTGAGAAACTTCGTGATTTTACGGTTTCTTATGTTCGTGTGGTTCTTTCTAATGGTAATCGTGTTACTAAGTTGATTCCTGTTAATCAATTTTCCCTCTTTGGTATTACTGTTGTCCAGGCTCGTAGTATAGTCCGTTCCTTTAATCTTCTTCCCAATTATATTTGTACAACTTCTTTAATTTCTGACTAATGGCAAAACAAGAACCCGAATATTTGTTGCGAGTAACTATTAATGTACTCTATCGTGCTTCTCAAGAACAAATTACTACATTTCTTCTTGGTGAATTTCCTACTGTCCGTGCTGCTGAAAAGTTACGTGATTGTCTTTGTCGTTATAATCCCGACAAACTTTTTCTTGCTAATTATCAACAAATTACTAATCCTAAATATCAATTAATAAAATGAAACTAACAAATGACCAAATCCACAAAATCATTACTGCGGTCTGCACCTGTATTACTACAATTGCGGCTATCATTCTTACCTCGGCTTGTACGCTTAGTCTCTCGGTTCAGAAACAAAATAACAACTCGAACCAAGGTACGGAGCAAACAACTTCTGTTGATTCTCTTAGTATTAACCCTGTATTAAAAAAGTAATTATGGCACAAAACATTTTTGATGCAACTCTTGACCCTAATAATGATATTAAGGTTAACAATTTTGATTGGTCCCACGCTAATAACTTGACTACTCAGATTGGTCGTATTACTCCTATCTTCTGTGATATGGTACCTGCAAAAACATCGTTTCGTGTGAATCCTCGTTTCGGCTTGCAGTTCATGCCTATGGTATTTCCTATTCAGACACGTATGAAGGCTCGTATTATGTGGTTTCGCTATCCTCTTCGTGCTCTTTGGAAAGATTATAAGGACTTTGTTGGTAACTTCCGTGAAGGTTTGGAAGAACCTTACTTGGATATAAATACTAGTGAACGTCTTAAAAAGATGTGTTCAACTGGTTCTCTTGGTGATTATCTTGGTTTACCTACTACTCTTGTCGGTTCTTATGGCGGTACTTCAACTCCTTTGGAATTGAGTTCTTCTCATTGGTATTCCAAAATGGGTTATTATATTGCTGATGTTTCTAATAATCGTGGTGTGCTTGCTGGTACTCCTGGTATTGTTGATGCTTCCAGTTATATGCAGTTGCGTTCTATGCTTGGTTTTACCAATAATAATACTTATGTGTATCCAGCTTCTACTGGTGCTACATTTGATACTGGTATTCCTGTTGGAAAATATTTTCAAGCTGATTGTACTATTGATGATTCTTTTGTTCAATCTGATTATGTTCAGTTTGTTCTTAACGGTGAACCTACTGATTGTAGTGATTTGAATCAGTTTATTTTTGTTATTGCTATCGGTCCTGACGGTAAATCTTTTGATTGTCCGTTTGCTATTCGTCCTGACGGTGAAGGACATTTGGCTGTTAATGCTTCTCTTACTTCTGAAGCCCTTGCTGCTCTTCGTGGTAAAGATGTTACATTCTGTTTGTCTTATAAACCGTTCTTGGGTATTGAATCTTGGTTACAGTATGAAGGCTCTGTTAATAAATGGTCTTGTACTTTTTCTTCATTCAGAGATAAGTATTTTACTTTTTCTTCATTCAGAGATAAGTATTTTACTGTTTCTCCTACTGTTGGTGGTACTTCTAGCGTTCAGTTTACTGTTTCTATCAGTTCGGATTTGGAATGCTCCTCCGCTTCTCTTGTTCGTAATCCTGATGTGATTCATGAACTTACTTTGGATACATCCCCGTGGTATAGTTCGGTTTCTGGTATGGGTACTAAACAACAAAAAATTCTTGCTTATGCTTTCCGTGCCTATGAAGGTATTTATAACTCATTTATCCGTGACAACCGTAATAATCCCTATTATCTGAACGGACAAGTTCAGTATAATAAATGGATTCCTACGGATGAAGGTGGAGCTGATACTACTTTGTATGAATTAAAATATGCCAACTGGGAAAAGGATTTCTTAACAACTGCTGTTCAGTCTCCGCAACAAGGTAATGCTCCTCTAGTTGGTATTACTACTTATACACAAACCGTTCAGAATGAAGACGGTACACGTACTGAACTTATAAAAACTTCTCTTGTTGATGAAGACGGTAAAAAGTATGGACTTTCTTTTACACAATCTGATGAAGGTCTTGAAGGTGTTGAGTACGTAGAACTTGATAACGGTACGCAAGTACGTCAAGCCCGTTCATTGTATGACCTTGCAACATCAGGTATTTCTATTCCCGACCTCCGTATGGTTAATTGTTATCAAAAATTTCTTGAACTGAATATGCGTAAAGGCTATTCCTACAAGGATATTGTAGAAGGTCGATTTGATGTAAAGGTACGTTATGCTGATTTGCTTATGCCCGAATTTTTTGGCGGTGTCTCTCGTGATATTGACGTTAATAGTATTACTCAAACAGTAGACCAAAATGTACAAGGTCAAACAAGTGATTATGATAAGGCACTTGGTTCACAAGCTGGTCTTGCTGGTGTCCGTGGTGAAGCGAATGCAAATATAGAGTGCTTCTGTGATGAAGAATCTATAATAATGGGTCTTCTTATTGTCACTCCCCTACCCGTTTATACTCAATTGTTGCCGAAACACTTTACTTATCGCGGTCTTATGGAACATTATCAGCCTGAATTTAACTTGATTGGCTTTCAGCCTATTAAATATAATGAGGTATGTCCTATTCAGGCATATAATGATAATCCTGACTCTCTTACTGAAACCTTTGGTTACAATCGACCGTGGTATGAGTTTGCGCAAAAATATGATGTTGCGCATGGTTTGTTCCGTACAAGTTTGAGCAATTTCCTTATGCATCGTGTGTTTGACCAAAAACCGCAACTTGCTCAAAGCTTCTTGACTGTTGACCCTGAACAGGTTACTGATGTGTTTGCAGTTACTGAAACTACGGATAAGATTTACGGTCAAATTTGGTTGGACATTACTTGTAAACTGCCTATTGCCCGTGTTGCTATTCCTCGTTTGGATTAGTTTGTTTTATAGCGTACGCGCGTATTATACGCGTGTGCGTTATTATCCGAATGGTAAAAGCCTGCGTGGCGTTTGAACGTCGAGAGGTACAATTAGGTGCGCGTAGCACCTCTTAACGTCTAGTACCTTGATATCCGTCGACGGAACATCAGCACGCTAGGCGTGCGGTGCTATACCCCTAAAAATATTTATTTTAAATTTTATTGTTATGGCAAAAAGAATTTTGAAGGCTCAAATTAAGCCTGTTACCTGTAAACTTCAAACAGGTGTTGACTATGAGATTACTAAACCTAATCTTGCCCTTACTCCCCAAAATATCAAGGATTTGACAGATAGAGGCATTGCCGTTAATCTTCCGAATGAGAAACAGTTCCTTGAAGGTGATTCTATTTCCTCTGCTAAATCTTGGGACATTGAACCCGTATTTAAGCGTTCCGCTGATATGTGTGAACTTTGGGAACTTGAACAGGTTTCCAAAAATAAAGTGCTTAAGGCACATAAAATTGATAAACGTAAATTTGGATAATTATGCCACTTTCTATTTTTAGTTCTATTGCCGGTGCTGTTGCCGGCAATAAAAATATAGATAAACAGGTTTCTGCCCAAAAAGAGGAAAACCAAAAGAATCGTGATTGGAATTTGAACCTTGCCAAACTGCAAAATCAGTGGAATATTGACCAGTGGAATCGTGAAAACGCTTACAATAGTCCTGCTGCACAAATGGCACGTTTTAAAGATGCAGGTTTGAATCCTGACCTTGCGTACGGACAACAAAATTTGTCTGCTGCTTCTCCTGAAATGACTGCTGGAGAAGGTTCTCAACCTACTGATGTTTCTAACCTTGCTAATAAACGTACTATTGGCGATATTGTTTCACAGGCTGCTACTACCCGTTTGACGAATGCTCAAGCAAAATTAGCCGAAAGTCAAGCGAATAAAACTGATAAAGAAGCTATTGGACAAGATTACCAAAATGATATATTAAAGTCTGACGCTGCTTTTCGTGATGCTCTTAACTCTGGTACGGTTCAGTTGAATAATATGTCTTTGAAAGTATCTGAAAAAGGTATGCAATTGACTGATGAACAAATAGCGAAAGTTCGTAAAGAATGTCAGCAGATAGATCAGTTTATTGAACAATCTCGTGCTGCTGTTGATGAAATACGTCAAAAGATATCTAATCTTAAAACTGACCAAGCGATAGCGCGTTTGCGTTACATAATGGATGCTAAATTAAGTGAAGCAACTATAAAAAAGTTGGCTAGTGAGTGTAATCTTAATTATATTCAAGCCAAGAAAATTGTAGATTTATTGCCACATGAAATTGCAAATGTTCAAGCTGATACAAACACTAAAAACGCTAGTGCCTCCGCTTCCCGTGCTAGTGCTACTGTTGCTTTGGATTCTCTTTCTACTGCTGCTGTTACCCGCTCCCTTTTGAGTAGTCAAAATTTTGAATTAGATTTAAAAAATCAGTGGAATGCTGAGTATATGCAAAGTGTTAGAAATGAATTTGATTTTATTCGTACTATTCTTATCCGTGCAAATGGATATCTTAAGTAAATTAAGCGGGGCTGTTACCCCGCTTTTTACGATTTCTTCTAAAATCGTCTGCTATAAATATATATAGAGCAACTGACACGCCTTTGTAAATGAGCGTTTTAAATCTAGCTTTCAGTTGCGAATTGCTCTAAGTATTCCTTCCGTGAATTTATGAAACAAATATATTGTGAGAATCCCGTTATTATTCGGAATGCTCAACTTAAGTATCTTCTTACTACATATAAAACTTACGTTACTCCTAACGGTGAAACTACTATTTCTAACTCGATTGCAGAGTATTATAAATACTCTTTTCCTAAATGGGAATTTAGTCCTTATCGTTTTGGTGTAACTTCTGATAATATAGATGATTATTACATAGTTAACAAACATACAGGTGAAACATTTCCTATGTTTATACTTGTCCCCTGTGGTAAATGTGAGCTTTGCCGTGATAAAAAATCCCGTGAATGGGCTTTTCGTGCTATCTGTGAAAATGCTACTTCTAGCTCTATACCTTATTTTCTTACGCTTACATACAATCCTAAACACTTGCCTAAATGTGGTATCTTTAAAGAAGAAATACAATTATTCCTTAAACGTCTACGTATAAAACTAGACCGTTTAAACATTTCTCATAATCTTCGTTATGTCGCTGTTGGTGAATATGGAAAAACTTCTAAACGTCCACATTATCATATGATACTTTGGAACTTCCCTAATGATTCCGAACATTTTCGTACTATTACTTCCGTTCTGCATTTTATAGAATCTTGTTGGACTTGCTTCACAGGTGAATATAATACTGACGGTTCTCCCGTTATGGAATCTCTTGGCTTTGCTTACTGTCTTCCTTGTAAACAAGGCGCTATCTCTTATGTTATGAAGTATATGAAAAAGCAATTTATTCCGCCTGCTGGTAAGAATCCTCTGTTTTTTCTTACTTCTCGCAAAAATGGTGGACTTGGCGCTGAATATGCTCGTAGATTCTTGGCACATTATCGTTCTCATCCTGATGATACAAAAATAACCGCTACTGACCCGTTTACGGGTTATACTCAAACTGTAACTATGCCTGTTTACTTTCGTCGTATCTATTTCCCTACTCTTTCCGTTGTATTACCTAAACAGATTCGTGATGCACATACTGAATTGTGTAACCTTATTTCTAAACGTAAATCTATTGTTGAGGTACTTGACCCTACATATAAATTTCATATCGAAGATAATGAAAAAATAATTTTAAAAAAGTATTGGTTTTTGCCTACTCAAATATGTATTAAATCTATGCCTAAGTATGTCGAATACTATCGTACTATGGATACTACTCGTTTACAAAATGAATATATAGATAACTGTCTTCGTGCTAATGAATTATGCCGTTACTTATACCTTGAGACTTATGATGAAAACTACTTAAAACAACGTCTTGAACTTGCAGAAAAAAGGCAGCAAAAAATGTCGTTATTATACGATTCCTTACCGCCTATGAATATTGAGGATATAAAATATAATCTAATATATCGTAGAAAGATTCAAGAAAATAAAGAAATTATTTAATCTTTTTTATGCTTAATTATTTGCACATACTGTTTATTATTCCACTGTTTAAAACACTAAAATTCTATTTCTTTTGA